AATGTTCCAACAACCATCTTTGATAATTTTTCACACGCATTACATATAGATACGAGACAATTTACTGACTATCTGTATGAGAAATTAAATGGTGATATAAAATTTGTAGATGATGTTGTCACAAGAGTGAGAGTGAATACTGAGTGTACGAAGATAGAGAGTATCGAGTGTAAGTATAATGGAGTATTTGATGCTGACTATTTTATAGACGCATCTGGTTTTAATACCATATTATTCAAACACCTCAATCCTAAATGGAATGATATGTCAAAATATCTACCGATTGACAGAGCAATCCCACAACAAATACCATTTGATTTTTATGATGAACTTCCATCCTATACACTAGCAGAAGCAACAGACAATGGTTGGATATGGAGAATACCGATTGGAAATAGATACGGAACTGGTTATCTATATTCATCTAAGTTTACATCTGATGAAGAGGCACGAGAAAAATATAACGAGTGGTTAGTCAAGAATTTCAAAACTAACCTTACAAGTGATCGAATTATAAGATATAAACCTGGTTACTACGAGGATTATTGGATGGGTAATTGTCTTGCAGTTGGTTTGTCAAGTGGATTTGTAGAACCATTAGAGTCAACTGGTATTCACATTATAATTAAACAGATACAAGAGTTCATCACATATAATTCTAATCTAAAAAATTTAGAATTTAATCGTAAGTCCGCAAATATAGTTAATCGAGATTTATATACAGATGTTGTCAATTTTGTGGCACTACATTACAATACAAATCGAATTGATTCTGAGTTCTGGAAATATGTCACAGATAATAAACTTGAATGGGTTAAGGATGTGGATCAGAAAATAAGACAAGAGTTTGTAGATGGAACATTGTTTAGAAATAATCCGATGGGTTCTCTGTGGACTATGGATAGTTATATTCAAATTGCAAATGGATTGAAAATGATTAGTAAGGAGTCGATACAAAATCATTTGAACTCTAAACCAGAGGGTAATGGTGTCTTCTATAGTGGAGAACAGATATTAGAAGTGTGTAAGAATATGCACGACTGCGAGGTGAGTGAGAAAAATAATCAAATATTTGTGTCACATAAGGGAATAATCGACTCAATTCATAAATAATAAAAAGTACGAGTTTTTATGGGATTAACTATAACTAAATCTGGTCCTTATTTCAATGGTACGAATGCGCCAAGTAATACTACCAACATGAAGTTTAGTCAGTTGCGAAATACTTTTAGACTGAATAATACAAGTGGTGCGATAAGTGCAAGTGAATTGCTAAGAGATATTGATGTGGCAAATAGCACAGATCCAATCGTTCCTGACGCAACAGAAAACTCTGGGATTGCAGCAAACCCAATCAATACAGCATCTAACTGGAAAGTATCACAGTTTCAAGGTGCAATCAAGTTTTATGATGTAGAACAAGATGCGTCTGATACTAACGCAAACTTTAACATTAGTGCATTGTCAGAGTGGAATAGTAATTTAGGAAAAAGTATCAAGAAGAAGTTTACTCTACGAGGAACACATACATCTACAAATACGAGTATTGCAGCGGCACAAATACTATCTGCTGCTTTTAATTTGACACTCGAAATTCATGGTAATTTTTATGGTGCAGGTGGTGTTGGTGGTACATCGAGTTCTCTAAATGGTACAAATGGTGGTTCTGCTTTAAGTATCAATAGTGGTCGTGTGACTGTTGATATTCAACCCTCTGGAAGAATCTGGGGTGGAGGAGGAGGTGGAGAATTTGGTGCAAATGGAAGTCAAGGTTCAGCAGGTACTTGTCAGAAAGATACAACTGTAACTGCTTGTAATACAACCCCATCTTGCCCACCAGGTCAGACATTAGTTTCACAATCACAGGGTGGTTGTTGTGCGTTGGAAAGGTTCTGTTGGGGACCATGGCAGTCATTTTGTGGTAATAATTGTGTAGGATATACTCAGGTAGGAACTTGTAGGCAAACAGTTGCATCACTTACACCTGCAACTGTCATAGGTGGTAATGGTGGTGCAGGTCGAGGATTTAATAACTTCTCAGGTTCATTAACTGGTTCTGCTGGACCACAGGGTAATTGCCCTACTTGTGCCGATAATACTTTCACACTTCAAACTGGTACAGGTTCTTGTGGTGGAACTGGTGGCACAGGTGGCACAGGTGGAGAGTGGGGTCAAAATGGTTCAAACACAGCAGCGGCAGGGTCAGGTGGACTTGGTGGAAATGCAATTAGTGGAAGTGGTTTTACAGTAGTTGGTAACAATACAAACACAGTTAAGGGTGCTATATAATACAAATAGAAGTATATTATGTCAGACGATTTGCAATCCCCAAATTTAGTTGAAAAAGGTAAGAACCTTGCAAAGTTCTCGTGGCAGTTAATTAACTATATTCAAAACAACTACGAGAAAGCTCTCATAGTTACTGACGAGGAATATAAAGAGAGAATTACGATATGTCGAGATTGTGATAAGTTTCGAGAAATCCAGAATGAGTGCGCCGAATGTGGATGCTATCTACCTGCGAAAGCAAGAGTGGTAATAGATTCTTGCCCACTAGGAAAATGGAAGATGAAAGATGAAGAGTGGTTTACAAAAGAAAAATTCAATGATATAATTGAAGATATGGATAAATAAAAGAAAAAGGTAAAATGGGTTACTACATCAAGAAAACAGGATTATCTGGTAAGACAGTCTATTGGACAGGTGGAGTTCACTGGTCTGATGATAATTCAAAGAAAAAAGTATATGCTAATAAAGGAACAGCAGATGCAAAGATTGTCAACTCCGATGGTAAAAATGGTGGTTGGACAGGTGCAACTGTAGTTAGTGAGTAGTTAGAAATATAAAAACACATACATACCTTTGTATGGTTTATTCGAGAGACTATAATATTTTTTAAAGAGACCAGTTAGGAAACTGTCACACCCTCTGTTGCAGAGGGTTTTTTTGTGTTATAATAAGGACAGTTAAATTATTATGATGAAAACCATTGTTACTAACTTGATTGAAGACTATAAGAAGTCTGCTTCATATTGGAGTGGTTCGATATTTGAGAGTGTAACTCATTTTTCAACAGATTATAAGGGAAAGTTTGGAGAAGAGTTATTATTTAATGTAATTAAAGATAATACAAACATACCTGTTGAGTGGGATGAAGATCAGAATACTAACAACAATGATGGTGTTTATGATTTATTCTGGTATCTCCATAATGGTAAAAAAATGAGAGTAGAGGTTAAAACGTCAGGTAGAACTGTCTCTAATGGTAAACCTATTGGATGGCAACATGAAAATGTATATTTTTCAGACAATAAGTGGGATAAGTTAGTTTTCATTGATTATGATGCTAATGATGTTGTATTTTTTACGATTGTTGATTATAATCAAGTAGTAAAAGATAATACACTTGACCTGTCATTATTTGGAAAAAAGGGTCATCAACGTAAGAATGAGAAAGGTAAAGCAAAGGTAGATTTTAGTGAGAGATCAATTAAAAATGGAATTGACAATAAGGTAACATTCAATTATGATTGTAATAACCCTGATAATGAAGGACTATCTAATTTCTTAGAGGAGAAACTTGGAAAGTAATATTTACAACTTTTATAAAGATATTTCTACTAGACACAACCTAAATGATATTTCAATATCTTTGGGTGTGAATAAAGGTACGATAAAAAGATGGGAATTATTAAAAGAAGTACCACCACAATATTACTTTGACTTGTGTAGGTTAGATGGTATCGAGGTGGACTATACACAATACTCAGAGAAAGAAAAAGATCAATTTTTTACACACAAAGAAACTGCAAAATATTGTTTTACTAAGTGTCAAGAAGTATTATCACAATGGGGTGTAGATTTATCAGACTATACTTTTATTGAACCATCCGCAGGCGATGGTAGTTTTTATTCTTTATTTCCAGAAGATCGTAGAGTTGGTATTGATATAGAACCTAAATGTAATGGAGTGATTCAATCAGATTTTTTACTATGGGAACCTACAACTACTAAAAACATTTGTGTAGGTAATCCACCATTTGGATTGAGAGGTAATCTTGCATTAAAATTTATAAATCATGGTGCAAAATTCTCTGACTTTGTTTGTTTTGTATTACCACAGTTATTTGATAGTGAAGGAAAAGGAAGTTGTAAGAGTAGAGTCAAAGGTCTTAATTTAATTCATAATGAAATTATTGATTCATCATTCTACTATCCTAATGGCAAGAGTGTAGATGTTAATGTTGTATTTCAAATATGGTCTAAGCATCATAAGATTGAAGAAGAAAAGATAGACCTATCAAACATACTTAAAATATATTCTTTATCAGATGGTGGCACGCCTGGAAGTACAAGAAATAAAAAACATTTATATAATTGTGATTACTACTTACCATCAACTTGTTTTGGGTCAGATAGTATGAAAGTTTATGATGACTTTGAAAAGTTGCCACATAGAAGGGGATATGGTATTATTGTAAGTAATCACAAAGATGCAATAGAAGATATAGTAAATCAAATTCAATGGTCTGATGTTGCATTTCCATCTACTAATGGTGCATCTAATTTAAGATTTGATATAATAGAAAAAACAATATGGAAAAATCTACCTGTGACAGTTAAAGAACTATCACAACCAGACCCCAATACACTTGAATCTCTACTATACTAATATTATTAACGACAATACTATGCAACTCAGACCACATCAAAATGAAGCACTTGCGAAGATGAGACTACAGAGGAAAGGACAAGTGATTGTTCCTACTGGTGGTGGTAAGACTATGTGTATGATTGAAGATGCTAAGAGAAGATTTGCACAAAATAGTTTACCAAAGACTATTGTTGTAGTTGCACCTCGTATTCTACTTGCGAATCAGTTGTCAGCAGAGTTCTTAGAGTTCATCACAGATGTAGAGGTCATTCACGTTCATAGTGGAGAGACACATCACAAGAGTACAACTAAGACAGATGAGTTAGAATACTGGTATCACAATAGCACAGAGAACTTACTTATATTCACTACATATCATTCACTACACAGAATATCAGACTCACTTGATATTGAAGTTGATACTATCTACTTTGATGAAGCACACAATTCAGTACAGAAAAACTTTTACCCTGCTACTGAACACTTCTCATTCAATGCAGATAGATGCTACTTCTTTACAGCAACACCAAAGCATAGTCGTACCACAGAGAAAGCAGGTATGAACCATACTAAGACTTATGGTAATGTGATATGCCAAATCCCTGCACCAAGACTTGTCAAGCAGGGATATATACTACCACCAAAGGTTGAAGTGTATAGATCAAGGATACTCAAAAAAGATGAGTTAGTTGCAGACAGAGACAACGAGCAAATGATTGAGGCGATTGACAATCTTGATAAAGACAAAGTATTGATATGTGCCAAGTCAACCAGACAGATTGTTGCACTTGTATCACAGACAGACTTTGTGAAGCAACTTGCTATTCGTGGTTACTCTTATATGTACATCACATCTAAGACAGGTGCGGTTATTGATGGAGAGAAGGTCGATAGAGAGACTTTCTTTGATACTCTTAATGCGTGGGGTAGAAATGGTAAGAAGTTTGTTGTACTTCATCACAGCATACTCTCAGAGGGTATCAATGTCAATGGTCTTGAAGCAGTATTGTTTATGAGATCAATGGACTACATAGGTATCTCACAGACAATCGGTAGAGTTATTCGTAAGGGTAATGCAGACAAAGTATTTGGACTTGTATGTATTCCAGTTTACTCTAACGTGGGTATATCAACTGCAAGAAAGGTCGAAGCAGTTGTTGACACTATTTTTAACAAAGGAGAGGCGGCAACGTCTGTAGTAAACACATGAAAACAGACACACTACTCAGGATATACAAAGCAGTTAGGGTAAAACCTACACCGAAGTATAAACCAATTAGAACTCATTACAATACACATTCATTCGGATGAAGGACACTATTTTATTTGGAGATTGCAAGGAAACACTAAGTGCATTTTTGCCACAGAGTGCGAGGACTTGCGTGACATCCCCACCATATTACGGATTGCGTGACTATGGCACAGCAACGTGGGTGGGTGGAGACCCTAATTGTAAACATCGAAAGGTAGGAAAGCAAGGTTCTAATTGTATCACAGGACATAAAAATCACGATGACATGGGAAGTGTAGGAGACTACATCTTTAAAAGTGTTTGCCCTCTATGTGGTGCGATTAGACAAGATAGTCAAATAGGACTTGAAGAATCCCCAGAGGAGTATGTTGAATCCTTAGTAAGTGTGTTTCGAGAAGTTAGAAATATACTTACTGATGATGGAACTTTGTGGGTAAACTTAGGAGATAGTTACTACAACTATCGACCAGGAAAAGGTCAATCCTTAGTGAAACAAAGTGTATCTAAAACTAAACAAGATTTACCTGATAATTGTAGTCGTAGAGCAAACAAACTAGATGGTTTAAAGGAGAAAGATTTAATCGGAATACCATGGCTATTTGCTTTTGCTATGCGTAAAGATGGATGGTATTTAAGACAGGACATTATCTGGCATAAACCAAATCCAATGCCAGAAAGTGTAAAGGATAGATGTACTAAATCACATGAATACATTTTCCTATTCAGCAAAAACAGAAAGTATTTTTACAACAATGAAGCAATCAAAGAACCCGCAAAAGATTGGGGAACAAGAGACCGCACAAAAGGTAAGTACCATAATACTGGTACTGGCTTACAGCCTCATAGTGGTCTTACCAAGTCTTATGAACGGAAAAATAAACGATCTGTTTGGTCTGTCACAGTAAAACCATACAAAGAAGCACATTTTGCTACTTATCCACCTGACTTAATTGAACCTTGCATCAAAGCAGGGAGTGAAGAAGGGGATACAATACTTGACCCATTCATGGGTGCAGGTACTACAGCGGCAGTAGCAAAGTCACTTAATCGTTATTATATTGGATGTGAACTCAATGAAGACTATGGTAATCTAATTCAGAAAAGAATACAAGATTATCATCCAGTTCAAGAAGTGGCACAAGAACCCACCATAAACATACTAGACATTATATAATAAGAGTATCTAAAGGAGAACCACCAATGAAATGTGAAGTACAACTCTACGTTGCAGGTCAGGTATTTACTGAGACAGTACACGCAGTAAACTATGATGAAGCAAGACAAGTAGCACTTGCAAGAAATCCTAACGCAAGAATAATTAGTGTTAATGCGAAATTCTAATTATCAGAAATTCTATCCTACCACATTCCCATCCCTACTAGACCCTAAAGTTGGTCAACCTAGTGGATGGGTTTCTAAGGATGGTATGTGGGCGGCAGTTCCGTCAAATGGTAAAAAGTTTGCCATAGTTCATAATGGTATCGTAGAACACTTTTCAAAGAATTTTGAATGTGCTATGATATACATACAAAAAGGAATTAAAAAAGAAAAGAAAGATGCACGATCAAAAAGCAGAGGAAAGATGGGATAGAGGTAGAACTCTTTTATTAGAGTCCTTATATAAACCTGATACTAAACTTCGTGGTTGTGCATACAATCAAGATTGTTTTAATGAGTTGATTGCAATTCGTGATGAAGTGATTGACTACGTTAGAAGTTTAGAGAATCCACATACAAAACCTTTATCAAAGTGGAGGTAGGTATAAACTCGTAGGCATAAATTTTTGTTACTAAGTATCAGAAAATACAAACATTATTTACTAAATAATGGTAGAATTGGGGTAAACAAGATGCACTAAAGGTCTTTGTTATGACCACGTTATAGGAGTTCACAATGCACAACTTAATCTCATATAATCAATTAGCAGGATCGAAAATAGATCCGCATAACGATTTAATCAATGAATACTACGAGTGCTTGATAGAATGTGACGAAGATCAACAAACTTGTAAAAGAATTTGTAAGGAGGTACTAATTTATTAGTCAACATTAGCAGATAAAAACAATGTTCTATTTACATCCACCTTAATAAGAAATTACAACCCTTGACTTTTTGAGTCAGGGGTTTTATAATATAAGATAGCAATACATTATGCAAGTGGAAAGATTAGATGAAGAATTAGAATCTAAATTATTATGTGAATTAGATTTTATTGCAGAGCAACTACGAGGTAAGATTACTCATAGTGTGTATGCGAATAGTAGTGGAAAACAATCGAAACAAGTTACGATTGAATATGGTGTACGAGATAAATGAAAAGGTTTTTATTTAAGGTACGAGAATTTGTGTGGGTAATTGTATCCGAGATAGAAGATTGGGTATATCCTTATCGAACTCGTTTGAGTCCAGAAGAAAAGTACGAGCATGAAATGAAAGACCCGATTACAGGGGAAATTACTATGATCGAAAACTTAATCCAAAATCAAAACCAGAGGATTGAGAGACTACAAGATGAAATGATTAACGTAATGAATAGATTATATCAGATTGAAACAAATGCGAAGAGTATAAATACTTATTCGGAAAATAAATTCAATCAAGTTAATCCAAATGAAAGACAAGAAAGCAGCGAAAAAAATCATTAAAATCGCAAAAAGTGATAAGAAATTATATTCTAAAGCAGATGTAATTTATGCTAAATTAATACGAAATAGAATCAAAAATGAAGAAAGACTCACTAAAGATAAATCAGAATAAAGATGGTTCATTCTCAGCAGAGTGGGATAAAAACGACCCTATGTGGTCTTTTTTAAATGGCAAGACCTCGAAGGAGATACAAGATATGATTCAAAATATTATAAAAAATGAAGCAAGAAGACGTTAATCATAAAGAAACTCTTAAGGAATAGTCAATCTTATAACTAGTTATGTTATAATACCCTAACATACCGCATAAAACAATGTTTAACCTAGACGAAGCATACTCAACGTACTTACACTCAGACAAAAGATTTCGTATTGATGGTGTAGAAGAGAAAGTTATAGGATATGGGTATAATTGTGATGGTAGTCAAATCACAGGACACTATGTTAATACAGAAAATCACAAACTGTATTATGACTTAAAGGGTGTGTTTATCCGCAAAGAAACACTTGAACTTGCTAATGTGCGAAGTTAATGTTAAATTATAAATAATAATATAAGATATAGGAGGTCATTATGAAAAGTATCGAAGACCATATCCAAAAGGACAAAGAAATTCTTGCCGACCCTAAAACTTCTGAACCAATGCGTCATCACATAGAAGATGAGTTGCATGATTTAGAGGAGTATGTAGATCATCACAAAGATGAAATCAAAGCAGGCGATCATCACGACCCCAATGCACTAGAACTATTTTGTGATATGCACCCAGACGAACCAGAGTGTCTGGTATATGACGATTAAATAACTGTCACACACCCTCTTTACAGAGGGTTTTTTTGTGCTATATTAATAGTAGGGAAACAAAACTGGCAAGAATCTATGGTTGTCTTTGTTCAGCAGAGAAATTACGTTCTGTAAGTCCAAGTTTTTGTTTCTCGCACCCAATATACAACTACCACATTACTATGTCAACTAGGGCAAGAATAGGTATCTTATTACCTGATGATTCAATTCTCTCAGTATATCATCACTTTGATGGATACCCAGAGGGATTAGGTGTTAAACTCAAAGAGCATTACAACACTTATGAGAAAGTTGCCGAACTTATAGATGGTGGCAATATGAGTAATTGCTATTCTGATTCAACATTTGATGTAGAAACAGGAGAGTTCCACCCAGTTGCCGACCCAAAACCCACATACTATGGTGGGGATGATGAAGCACCTGTTCTCAGTAAAAACTTTGATGAGTTCACAAGAATAGATTGTTGGCAAGAGTATTCCTATGTGTTTGTTAAGGACAGATGGGAAGGTTATGCGATCAAGCAAAACTATGATGAGAACTATGAAAAGATTACAAGTGTAAATGTTAGAAGTGTAGAAATACCACAACCAGAGACAGTTTAATTAGTGTCACAATACCCCTTACATTTTTTTGTAGGGGGTATTATAATTAGTACATACACCACAAAAGATTATGAGAAAACCAACAGGACAAATGGAAGAACTCACTCAAGAGAAACTTGATGATTACAATACATTATATGATTGGTCTTATAACGATATGTGCGACTTCATTGAAAATCATAGTGAAGAAGAATTTGTAGATCATTATGAAACATACAACAGACTTGTTGACGATTACGGACAACTTGTAGTTGATGAGTTCATAGAGGAGTTTGACGTATCTACTATCGAAAATTTTGAAGATATGTATCAAGGACAATATACTGGTGGTGCAGAATTTGCCGAAGTGATTGCATCAGATTGTGGATATGTGTCAAGAGATATGCCGAGTTGGATTGAGATTGATTGGGAAAAAACTTGGGATAGATCACTCTCTTATGATTACACAGAATTAACTGGAGGACATATATTCGCAAACAGTTATTAAACTGTCACACATACCCCTTGCATTTTGTGTGAGGGGTATTATAATATAAACATACACCACAAAACACTATGGAAAAAGTAATCGGAGAATCAGTAAAGCAAACAAATCAAACATTTCTAAGACGTTATGTTGATGAGTATTGCAAAGCACTTGATGAAAATTTCAAGCAAGATACAGTTAGAAGTTTAGAGCATAATCTAAAACGTGACCCAGAGTGTACTTACTCAGCAGAGCAACTTGTAAAGATTATGCAAGGCAAAGCAAACTTAGATAAGTTTCGTTACTATGAAGGTAAGAAGTATATCAAGGTAGTGAGAGAAGAGTATGACGAGAGAAATGATAGATGGAGAGACACTACAGTTCACGCATTTATTGACAGTAAAACAGGGGATGTTTACAAACCTGCAAGTTGGAAAGCACCTGCAAAGCACGTTAGATATAGTTTTTCTAACAAAAATGATATGTTATTTCTAACCGACCCTAGATGTGTAGGTTGGGCAGGTGGTTACTTGTATATGAGATAGATAGTGTAGAATTATGAAGTTAATGCTATACACTACAGGGGAATGGAAAGTTGACCCGAATAAGGATATAACTTTTCCCCTAGTCCGTTGGTTATTCAAATTATTCCCCATATTAGATGGTTCTGAAATAGAGATCAATCAAGTTGATTTGGGGAATGAGTTTGCCTATGGTTTTTGTCAAGAAGATGACGGAGAGTTCTTAATCCATATTCATAATCGTATGGATTTAAGAGAGTATGTAAAGACAATAATACACGAAATTACCCACGTTAGACAGACACTTGATGGTATCACAGACTCAAATGCCAGAGAAGATGAAGCATACTACCTCGAAGAGCAACTTAGCAAGGCATTTTGGGACAGATTAAAAAGTGGCACATCAAATGTTGAATCGTAGTTTATATCCATTATAATAAGTATATCAAACAAAGGAGAACCACCACATGAAATCCGAAATTGATCAAATGATTGATAACCTAGAGTTTTGTATTGAAACATTAGGATGTAATGACGAACAGACAGGAGAAGTACTCGCTGCGACAAATGAATTAGGTGTCAATGTGGAGTATTTTTGTAATGAGTTCATGGAAACAAGTAGTAAAGAGGTGCATAACCCTGATTACTTAAACATTGCAGTATTCAATGCTACATTCTGGGAGTTCTAAGATGTCAAAAGAAATGTTATTCCTATGTGATGTGTACGATACTTGGTTAGATAAGAATAATCTACCACATTGGAGTGCAGATGACATTCTTTACGGAGAAAATGCCTGTAAACTTACAGGTAATCAAAAATACTGGTTAGAGAGTTTTATCTCTACATGGGATATTATCAATCAAACTACTTAATGCTATGAAAACTTTTACACCTAATCTAATCAAAGAACTAAAATCATTCTTAGTTGAGAGATATGTTGATAATATGTCAACAAAAGATTTAGTTGCATACGTTATGGATGACCTCGACAGATATTATGAAAAAATGTCAGATGCAGAATTTATTGATGAAGCACAAAACTATTGGGAAGATCATTTTGATGATGTAGTAGAGGAAGTTGAAGAGTATGCAAATTGCGATTTCAAAAAACCATTAAGAGAACCATTCGAGGAGACAAACTAATGAAATTATTTTCAATTCAATTCACAGAAAACGAATTGACAGAGTTAGAGAATGTGTTAGACCAACACGTTTATGCTGAAGCAATCGAAAACAAAGGTTCAGAGGGAACTATTGGAACTATCCACAATCGTATATTAGACGTACATTATCAAAATCACAATGGTCTTGTGACAATAGAAAAAGCTACACACAAACACTTCCGCAAGGACATGGACTTGCTATAATAAGTACATACACCACAGAGGACTTATGAACTCAGGAACAACATCAACAGAACTCAATGATATGTTAACAGACTTTGTTAACTATGTTGATTCATTCTATGGGGTAAATGACCCACTATACCCTATGATGAGTAGAGAGACTAAGCAACCACTTAGTAAAGTTGACATCTTAGGTGCAACAGAGAACTATCTTGCTATGTGTAGTGCATCAGAATTACCATACTGCACATGGGGCGATGGAGACTCACTTGATCGTGAGAGAGTCAGAGACATTCTACTTGAAGAGTACAATTACAAATTTGTGGGGGAATAATGAGACTATCCAAATTTCTAACAGAGGACACAGAAACAAAAACAGTAAACCTGACTCTCACATTTGATGAGAGGTCAGAGTTGCTAAGACACCTTGAAATGTTTGATGAGAACATTGACCAACTACACCCACTTGTAGAATCCGTACAAGACAAACTATTAGGTATTGATTAATGAGTTACACCAAAAACGAAATCGCACTTGAAACATTTGTATCAAATGTTAATTCCTTTTTCTACTACGTTGGAGAGGATGATGACTTAATCCCATTTCCACGTTATGAGATCAGAGAGAGACTTGACAAGTATGTAAGTCAGTTTATGAAATCAATCGAAGTAGAGGGAGACAACGACTAATGACACTAACCACCGACCAATCAGTTGATCTCAGAAAAGAGTATGTAGAGTTTAAGATCAATGAAATGACTAACGAAGATATGTACGCATACATTCGGGATGTAATGATGTATGATGTTAAAACTCTCAGTAATGAAGAACTCAAAGATGAGATTGATGAATATGATGAAAACTTGTATGAAGTTTTAGTTCCCTATGTCAAAGATGAAGAGGGAAGTTATGAAGTTATGCAAGAGTTCATACACGATAGACACGCAAACGATTGGATTGACAACTAATGGCACTTAACACACCACACAAAGTCACACTTACTGAATCTCAAATATCAATCATTCTTTATACCCTAGAAAATTATATGTTAGGGGATACATCAAATGACCCTGACTTACCTACAGAGGTTGATGCTATCTTTGAAGAATTAGAGGGAACTATTGACAGACACTATGATAAGATTGAAAAAGCAAAGGCAAAGCAACCTATCGGAGAGTGGTAAAATGATGTCACTTGTACTTTTAGTATTATTATGCTTTTCAATTCAATTAGCAAGTGATGTGTGGCGGTAATATTAGTGTCACACACTTTGTTGATTTCACCTTTCTATCACCTATAATATAAACATACACCACAGAGGAGTTACTTAAATGACTAACCTTGAATCAGATGCTAGGGATGTTATGGAACAAATCCACATGGCAGAATCTAGGCATATGCAGATGGGTGCATTATGTTCCTATCTACTTCAATATCCTGATATGACAATCAGAGACTTTTTTGCTATGGCAAGTGAAGAGATCAGAGAAGAGAGAGAAGAGAGAGAAGAAGAGGAGGAGGATTAATGAACCAGTTTAGGATAGAATGTTCAGAGATCAACTACTTCACAGTATTAGTTGAAGCAGAAACCGAAGATCAAGCAAGGGAACTTGCTCACGCAAACATCAATTCATTTCCAGTAGAAACAGAATGTGTTTCAGAGTGGACGATTGAATCAGTAGAGGAGGTCTAAATGAAGTTTAACGTAACAGACATTGAGTTTGACTTTGACGATGGTAATTGCAACGAAGAAGAATACAAACTCACATTTGATGAAGAGATCGAAATCCGAGACTTAGCACTCGGTGTATGGGAAGCGGATGATGAAGACGATATGATAGATGAAATTACAACCGCAACTGGTTACTTGATTAAAAACATTTACTACGACATTCAACTCAAATGACATTACTTGACTTTAACAAAAAAGAACTACTTGACATCTATCGTGCCTTAGAATATAAGAGGTGGGAAGAGTGTCCGATTCCATTAAATAAGAAAACCAAAGAAATTCACAACAATTTAACTCAATTAATGGAAAAAGTGAGTCAGGCAAGGAAAATGTGTACTTGCAAGGAAAATGTATCAAATGATACCTAATTGCTCCCACCAGGATGCCCTG